ATTATGGTAGAACCGGCCTTTGTTATCGTGCCTGTCGGCTGGGGCATGAAGGTCAATCAGATTCTCGGCACGGCAGAAATTGACGTGGAGGGCATCGGAAGCCATACGGTAAACGTACTGAACACCCAGTATCGGAGCAAAATCCGGACGGTTGAAGAGGGTACGTTGAACGTACTGGCGGGAGAAAATGCCTGCCCCTGGTTCATGGCGGCGGACCCCCGTCTGGTGAAGGGCATCCAGGTAGATTATCTCAACGGCGTAACGACCCCTACGTTCCGACGGAGCGAAAAGGCCGGATACCTGGGCTTTGTCTGGGATATCTGGATGGACTGGGCCGTTAACGAGGCGGACTTCCGGGGCCTTCTGCGGAATAACGGCGTGAAGCTGTCTGCCTGACACTCAGACTGAACAATGTGCAGGATGTACCAGTCTGGACGTGGCTGAAACCTTCGGAAAAGACCATAAGCATGTCCTGCGGGATATCCGTGAACTTGGATGCAGTGATGAATTCAATCGGTCCAATTTTGGGCCAATCTCCTACACCGACAGTATGAACCGAAAACAGGACGCCATTGCCATGATACGGGATGGCTTCACACTTCGGAAGAGCTTAGGGCGGTGGAGTCTATGGAACGTCTGGTCAGCGGACTGGTGGACTGCGGCTGGGACTATGGGCGGATTAAGGCGTTTATTGAAACAACCAACGCTTTGCGGAAGCTGGCAGCATAACAGGGACTTCCGGCGTCAAAAGGTCCTCCGACTGCTTGAAACTGCCCATACAGCAGAATATCTCTCCACAGAACAGCGCTTGCAAATCCTGCTGAAATTTGCTATGATTGGTCTGTGGAAACCCGCTGTCATTTCTCGACAGTGACGGTAAAAAAGACGGTTGCCTGTTTCCTGCGAGAGCGGAAAGGAGGCGTGTATACAGCCCTTGCGGGAAGTTCTTTCCGGAAGGGGGTGCTGGTACATAATCACTTTGTCTGATATTGGAAGCCTTTGCAGCATCGCGGGCCTTGTGTTTGCGGTATTTGCATTTGTCTGGTCCAATAAAAAGAAGTGAGCCGTCTGCCCCAAACAGACGGCCCATGTGGTGGCTGAGGCTCGACTTCCTCAACCTCTGCGATGACTAGCTTTTGTTATGTGGCAACCGTCTTCGGGTTTCCACACTTTCATTATAGCGGATTCTTCCTGGATTTGCAAGCAAGTATCAGAACTTTCCTCAAAAACAACATACGGAGCAACGGCATAAGACTTGTATTCTCCTGCAAATATGTGTATAATAGTGAATATAGTCAGCCGGGGTCGGAGACCAGTAGGGTTACGGACCAGAGCATAAACTATCCCGAAACGGGAGGGTTTACGTTCTGGTCCGTTTTATTTTCAGAAGGTGAGGTAAGAGAAGTATGAAAGCAATTTACTATCAGCAGGGATCGGCTCTGGATTTCTGCCCAGAGGAAAACGTGCAGAACGGAAGCGTGGTGGACCTTACTACCCGTATCGGCATCGCTGTCGGAGACATTCCGGCGGGAACTCCAGGTTCCATCCATGTAGAGGGCGTCTACCGTCTGGCCAAGGCGAAGGGGGAAGCTCTGGCAATGGGCGCGGCGGTCTGCTACGACAAGGCGGCGGACGCGATTACGGCAGCGGAAAGCGGAAACACTCCCGCAGGTTATGCCGCTGCGCCTGCCAAGGCCGAAGAGACATCCGTCCTGGTAAAGCTCCTGGGCTGACGGAGGGCGGAACATGAACAGATTGACCGCACTGCGTCCCGTTCTGTATATGGGGCGGTACTATCAACGCGGGGACGCTCTTCCGGCTAATGACCCTTTGATGACGGCGGCATGGCTGAAATCCGGCAGTGCCATGATTGCTCCGGAAATCCCTCCGGTACCCCAAATCTCCACGGAAGCAGACAGCGAGGAACTCCCGAAAGCAGAGCGGCAGGCGTTGAATTGTCTTGCCGGTTTGGGGCTGAAATTTGTGGATAAAACTGGGGAATATGTTGGAGACGAGAACTTTACAGAGCAAATCCGCATTTTGGGCCAAAGCCTGATGCAGGATTATGCGGACGTCATTCCTTCAATCCCAGGTGTACCGGCAGATGGCGAACTTCCGGGGGAAAGCGTTCTGGATATTGACCCGGATGGCCATTTTACCCGCTCCAGCCTGTCCAGGATGCGCACTGCGGAACTGATTGTCCTGGCTGAAGACCTGGGCGTAGACCTGAGCGGATGCAGGAACAACGCCGAACGTGTGGAAGCGTTGGCCGCTGTAGATGGCGAGGCCCTCCTGGAACGGAAAGCCGCAAATGCACAGGAACCTTCTGAACAGGCAGAGGCCCCGGCTGACGTACCCGGAGACACCCTTCTCGGACGGCAGACTGTAAACGTACCGGAGGAAACGAAATGACCTTTAAGGACGTTATTGCCCAGGATATCCATAACGTGTTCCTGAATTCGTCGGAATTTGCAGAAATCCGGACAGTCCGTTATGACGGGGAGGAATATCCTGATATCCCTGTGTCTCTTCAGGACTTGGAGGCAACAGACCGTCAACGGTTGTCTGTCAGTGGATTTGGACGGGGCCGGTCGGATGGTGCGCCGGGACTGTATCAACAGAATTGTGTGCTGTTCTGTGCTGCTTCTGATTTGGGCGGCAAGGTCCCCAAACGGGGAAACACCATCCAAATCAGTACGTGGGAGGGCGGCACGCATTTCCGGCGATACTCCATCGGCCTTGTAGGGAACGAAATGGGAATGCTGCGGCTGGAACTGGAGGCGATTGGGGAATGAGTGTTGTACAGATAGAAGCTGCCGGACAGGAAACGCTGGAACGAATGCAGAAGCTTTTGGCGGGGTTCCCCAACGGTGTAGAAAAGGCCAGCAGGAGCGCTATGTCCCGTGCTGTGTCCCACCTGCGGACCAACAGTGCAAAAGCCATCCGGGAGCGTTATGACATCTCTGCGGCGAATATTCGGGCGAATGAAAACGTGAGTGTCCGCTACAGTTTTCAAAATGGCGTGCAGGCTTTTGTGACCTTTGCGGGCAAAAAAATACCGCTCTACCGATATGGGGGAGCTTCCCCAACACAGCCGTCGGTGGATGCCAGCAAACTTGTAAGGGTTATGATAGGTGGTCAATGGCGCACGGTTCATCCGGGTATCCCCGCCCGTGGGCATCAGCTTAAAAGCACAAGTCCGACACAATTTCAGAGTGCTTTTGTCGCCAGAATGGAAAGCGGTCATGTAGGTATTTTTGAACGGACTGGAGGAATGACAGCTAAAAGAAACAATGCGATTCGTGAACTGATGGGTTCTTCCGTTCCGCAAATGCTGGGCAGTCCAGAAGTGACGGAAAAGCTCACAGGGGAGGCAATGAAAAAATTTGAGGAACGACTTGAGCACGAAATCAACGCATTTCTATACGGCTGGAGGACCTAAAAGCTATGACTAGGGTAATCCTGCTGGAGCAACTGAAAGAGTTTACAGAAGTCGTTGTGCATGACCTGCGTCTGCCAGTCCGTCCGGAAGAGGAATCGGACGAACTGCCCATACTCCGCCCCCCCAGCGTCTACCGTATGCACCTGCCGGAATTCGGGGACGCCATGCGGAAAGCTCCTTATGTCCTCCATCAGGTCGTTATAGGCAAGGACAGTCAGACGTCAGGCCGTGCGCTCCCGGATGCGACAACCGTAGTACGGACAGTGTTCTGCGTTTACCACGAGGACTGTCAGGAAGGGGCGCTGGCGCTTCTGAATCTGATGGAGCAACTACGGATTGCGTTGCTGGAACAGGCCGTGCTTGGCGGGCAGTTCGCGCTGGACCTGAAAGCAGGCGTGGAAATGCTGGCCTATCCGGATGATGGCGATGTAAGCATAGCGCCCTATTACCTGGGAGAAATGATTTCGACCTGGCATATCCCCCCGGTGAAACGGTTTGCCTCTGATCGCGTTATCCATGGGATGCCTCCTTGTGACCCGTATCCAAGATATCCAGGGGGCTTCCCGGAAGCAACTACAGTATTATTGCGAAAGGAAGATAAAAATGGCGAAGAAACTCATTGATAACAGTTCGGATGTTGTTGTCGAACCTTCTGCGGCACCAGTTCCCGTGGAAAAACCTGCTGCCGCGCCGGAAGTCAATCAGTCTGGCTTTTGGATTTACATCGGGCCGAATATCAAGGGCCTGATTCAGACCGGAACCATTTACCGGGGAGACCGCGCACAGGCCATGGAGACCGCTTCGGCCGCCATTGCAAAGCACCCGCTGGTCAAGACGCTGATTGTCTCCGGCGACGCGCTTCCGTCCGCACGGCTGAAGGTAAAAACGCCCGGAAACGCTCTGTACGCCAACTATCAGAAGCTAACGGGAAAGTGAGGGGCGTCGGATGAGAAACTTTAACACCATCGAAATTACACTTGAAGGTGGTCACTCTGCTGTGTGGGAAGCAGATAAAGGCGAGTGGGATGATTACGCCTACGACGGCATGGCTTTCATAGTCAAGAAAAATGGGTCGTGGGTTGGTATCTACAATATGAACCACGTTATCAGCGTGGTTGTGAAGTAAGGAGGTAGCCCAATATGGCAACTCTTGGCGTACACGTCTATGAACAGGCCACGTCGGTAAGCACGCCGAATGTGGCAAAGGTCGGAATCCCCTTTGTGGTAGGGACCGCGCCTGTGCATACGGCCAGCAAACCTGCCGCGTCCAATACCCCCATTCTGGCAACGAGCTGGGACGAGGCGGTGGAAAAGCTGGGGTTCTCCTATGACTGGAAAAACTACACGCTCTGCGAATTCATGTACTCCCATTTTCAGCTTTTCGGTTGTCAGCCTGTGGTCTTCTGTAATGTCCTTGACCCGGCAACAATGAAGAAAGCGGTTGAAGCGAAAGACTACCCTGTGGTCAACCATCAAGCCGTTTTACCCATTGCCGCCATTGCCGGTACGCTGACAGTGACGGCCAGCGGAAGCGAAGGGGGCCAGACGGTCACGCTGGAGCAGGATACGGATTACAGCGTCTTTTACGACCGTGACGATACAGATACATATGTCTGTATTGTGGAACTGTTAGAGGGCGGCACAGCCTATGACGCTGCATCCCTCAGCATCGGTTATGACGCCGTGACCCCCGAGACTGTAACAGTGGCCGATGTGGTGGATGGCGTAGGGCAGGTGGACGCCGCTATGACAGTGGTCGGGACCGTGCCGGACCTGATTTGCGCTCCTGGCTGGTCTCATAATACCGTAGTTGCGGCAGTGATGGCGACCAAGGCTTCTGCAATCAGCGGTCTGTTCCGAGGTAAGGCCGTCATTGACGCAGACAACGGTCCGGAGGGTGTCACAGAATACTCGCAGCTTTCGGGCTACAAGAACAAAAACAGCTTTGTGGATGTGGACCAGATTTTGTGCTGGCCTATGGTGAAGCTGGGAGACTACATGTTCCATCTGTCGACGCAGTTGTGCGGACTGATGGCCAGTGTAGACGGCGGGAACCGGGGCGTGCCCTATGAAAGTCCCTCTAACAAGAATCTGAAAATGGACACCTGCTGTCTGGCCGACGGCACGCCGGTCAATCTGACATGGCCCCAGGTGGAAATGGTCTCCGGCGACTGGGGCGTGGTCACCGCTGTGAACTTTATGGACAGCGGTTGGGTGGCTAAGGGTAACTATACGGCCTGTTTCCCCGGTAATACCGATGTCAAGGACCAGTTTATTCCCGTTTCCAGAATGTTTGATTACATTGGCAACACCTTGATTCGGACGTTCTGGCCCAAACAGGACAAGCCCCTGACTGTCACTCTCCGGGATTCCATCTTGCAGACCTGTAACATCTGGCTGGGCGGCCTGTGCGGGTCCGGATACCTGTACGGCGCGCGGTGCGAACTGCTGGCGGAGGAAAATCCCCTGACCAGTCTGCTGGCGGGCCATATTACCCTGCATGTCTACAACGCGCCGCCGGTTCCTGCTCAGCGAATTGATTTCATTCTGGAATACGATGTTTCCTATGTGGAAGCGGCGTTGACGGCGTAAGGAGGGATACAGCATGATTTACCCCAATGGTCATGTAGATTACATGATGTACAAAAACGGCGGTGCTCTAATCGGCGTTGGCAAAATCACCATGCCGCCCATCAAGTACAAGACCGTTACTGTTACGGGCGCGGGTTTGATGGGCGACGCGACGATTCCTCTTGCCAGCATGATTGAGGCGATGACGGTCCAGATTGAATTCACCAGCGTGACGGATGCCGCGGTGGAATTGGGTTCCAACGAATGGCATGACGTGGCTGTATATGTGGCGGAACAGTATTTCGATTCCGTCAACCGCACGGAGGAAATCGAACAGACCCGCTTTGAGATGTCCATCCGGCCCACCGAAACCAGTCACGGCACGATTTCCACGGCTTCTGCGGCGGACGCCTCCGGGACCTACAGCGTGTGCAAGTATGCGGTGTTCAAGGCCGGACAGAAGGTTGTTGATATCGACCAGTTCAATCAGGTTCATATGGTGAACGGCAAAGATTGCGCCGCTGATGTGCGTAAGGCAATCGGGCTGATGTAAAAGCAAAAACCGCCCCCGGAAGGACGGTCTCTTGCATCATGTTTACTGCACATCAAGACGTTCCTTGAGCGCTTCCTGCAAAACGCGGGACAGGCTGAGATTTGCGTTTGTAGCGGCATCGTACAGCCGCTTTGGAATGCTGACAGTGCGCCGGATGGCACGGTCGTCTTTCAATTCCGCACGGACCAGATTTACAAATTCCCCTTGTTCGTAGGCAACGTCCTCCGCACGGCTGGCAGCAGGGATTTCCTGGCCGATCTCAATCGTACACTCCAGCCACTGCTTCAAAGCGTCCTGCGCCATATACAGAGCGTTTTCCAGGGATTTTCCCTCAGAGATGCAACCCGGAAGATCGGGATAAGTGATCGTGTACGACCCGTCGTCTTCGTTGAAGTGGAACAGCGCGGGATATACAAATGTGTTCATCGTGTTACCTCCCATTTTATTTTTGGGAGGACGCAGGGATTATTTCAGCCCCGCGTCCTTCAGGATTTGTCTTGCGGTGTTTTCATTGATTTCGCGATGCCGTGGAACCTGGATGACTTTGCTGCCGGGTTTCCATAGATTTGTATGGCTTCCGTCATCCCGGATGATGGAGTATCCGGCGTCTTGCAGTTTTTTCATTACGTCCCGGCGTTTCACTGTATCACCCCTTTCCATGATTCTATTATAGTACATACTTTATGTAATGTCAAGAAAAAATACATAAAAGTATGTAAAATCTTTAAGGAGGACATTGTTATGAAAAATAGCGACCCTGCCGTCAAAAAGGCGTTGGAACCCATCAGCGACCCTACCAA